CAAATATATAATTTATAAATAAATATAGATTAATCATATATAGTCTTTCGGAGAGTAACAAATGTCCAGTGGCAACGATTTACAGGAAATGGAAGTAGGCACTACGCAATCCAAGACTGCTGTTAATGCTAACGCAAAGCCAGCAGAAGCACCATCAAAGAGTGCAACACCAGTTGCAACTCCAGGTCAAACAGGAAACTGGGAAGACCTTGGTGGACCTACTCCAGAAAACTACAAGTCTGATGACGATTCAGCAAAACTAAAAACTCCAGGTGCTACCCTGTCCCAAGTAAAAGATGTAGTTAATGCTAAGGCAAAAGCTGCAGAAGCAATGAAGGTAGCTAAGGAAGAAGCAGAAGCAGAAGCAGAAGAGGAAGAAGTAATTTCAGAAGAGGAGGTCGAAGAGACTACTGATGAAGTTATTTCCGAAGAAGAAGTTTCTGAAGAAACCGAAGAGGAAGTAAGTCCTGAATTTGAAGCACTAGAAAATCAGATTGAAGAGGATGTAAATGCTCTTCTATCTGGAGAAGACCTCTCCGAAGAGTTCAAAGAAAAAGCAAAGACTATCTTTGAAGCTGCTCTAAACACAAGACTAGAGCAACTAGAAGAAGCTGTTGTTTCGCATTACGAAGCACAGTATCAGGAGAAACTTGAAGAAGTAACTTCTGAGTTAGTAGAAGAATTAACTGGAAGAGTTGATTCTTATCTTGAGTATGTTGCTGATGAGTGGATCCAAGAGAACACCATCGCAGTTGAAAGAGGAATTCAAGCTCAGGCAACTGAGTCATTCCTCATGGGCCTGAAGGGCCTATTTGAAGAACATTATGTATCAATCCCTGAAGATAAATACGATGTGCTTGAGAGCATGGTAGATAAACTAGATGAAATGGAGTCAAAACTCAACGAACAGATCGAAAGAAATGTTACTCTCAATAAGAGATTAGCAGAATCAACTTCTGATGCAATTTTCGCAGAAGTTTCCGAAGGTCTTGCATTATCACAGAAAGACAAGCTTGCTTCTCTTGCTGAAAATGTTGAGTTTGGTAGTGAAGAAGACTATCGTGAGAAACTAGTAACTTTGAAGGAATCATATTTCCCTTCAAATGTAGTTACTCAAAGAAACACTCAAGATTATATTGCTGAAGAAGCAATTCCAGAAGCACCAGCAGGTGTAATGGGCACTTACTTGCAAACTCTTGAGAGAGTTTCTAAAAAGTGATTTTTTAATTATCAATCAAACAAAACATTTTTAACGAGGTAAATTCCAATGCAAATGTTCAATGCTGAACAACTGCAGGAGAAGTGGGCACCTCTCCTAGACTACAACGGTCTAGGTGAAATCAAGGATTCCCACAGAAGAGCAGTTACTGCTATCCTGCTAGAAAACCAAGAGAGATCTCTACGTGAGGAGCGTGACTTCCTCTATGAGACTCCAACAATGAACACGGATCCTGCATCCACAGGTAATCCTGGTTTCTCTGGAACTGGTGCAGCACCTGTTGCTGGTTTTGATCCAGTTCTAATCTCCCTCATTCGTCGTTCAATGCCTAACTTGGTCGCATATGACCTAGCAGGCGTTCAACCAATGAATGCACCTACTGGACTCATCTTTGCGATGCGTTCCAAGTACACCGATCCTGCAACTGGTGCAGAAGCACTATTCGACGAAGCAGATACCGCATTCTCTGGACAACCTTCCGACAACAGTGCTGCTGTTGGTGCTGGTGGTACAGTTGGTTTCGGTACTATCTCACAGGCAGGTTCCAACCCAGGTCTTCTAAACCCAGAAGCAACTGCTGATCAGTTTGACTACAGAGTTGGTCAGGGTATGACCACTGCTGAGGCAGAAGGACTCGGAACTGGTTCTGCTCACTTCAACGAGATGGCTTTCTCAATCGAGAAGGTCACCGTAACTGCGAAGTCCAGAGCACTCAAGGCAGAGTACTCCCTAGAACTCGCACAAGACCTCAAGGCAATCCATGGTCTGAATGCTGAGGCTGAACTCGCAAACATTCTCTCCACAGAGATTCTTGCTGAGATCAACCGTGAAGTCATCAGAACCATCTACAAGATTGCTGAGTCTGGTGCAACCCTCAACACCGCAACTTCAGGTGTATTCGACCTCGACGTTGACTCCAACGGTCGTTGGTCTGTTGAGAAGTTCAAGGGACTTATCTTCCAAATCGAGAGAGATGCAAACCAGATTGCACAAAGAACTCGTAGAGGAAAGGGCAACATGATCCTCTGCTCCGCAGACGTTGCATCAGCTCTAACCCACGCAGGTCTTCTCGACTACACCCCTGCACTCAATGCAAACCTCAACGTAGACGACGCAGGTAACACCTTCGCAGGTGTCCTCAACGGTCGTTACAGAGTTTACATTGACCCATATGCAGCAAACAACGCAGCATCACAGTACTACGTTGTTGGTTATAAGGGTTCCTCCCCATATGACGCAGGTCTATTCTACTGCCCATATGTACCTCTCCAGATGGTACGTGCAGTTGGAGAGAACACCTTCCAGCCTAAGATTGGATTCAAGACTCGTTACGGCATCGTTGCTAACCCATTCGCAGAAGGCACCAATGCTGGTCTCGGTCGTCTCCAGCCTAACTCCAACCGTTACTACAGAAGAGTACGTGTTGACAAC